ATGTTTGATCTTGATGACAGCTATAAGGAGGCCACATTCCTGCCCATAGATTTGAGCAGTAATCAGCCCTTCAGTTCCAGTCTGCAAGCACCGTTTTTGGGCAAAGATACGAACAATTCGATTCATTTTCATAACTGCTACGAATTTGTCTATATTCACACCGATATAGATATTACTCTGTATGCAAACGAGGTCTTTCATCTGAAAAATGGCGATGTATTAATGATTTGCCCTCACGTGCCGCATTCCATACAAAGAAAACCCGAACACGACGATTCTCTTTTCGGAAAATCTTCCTACGATACGCTTTATGTGGATACTGATTTGCTGTTCGAAATCACAAGCGGATTTCCCGAGACCTGGAAACTCCCCCTGTCGAACATCCCTCATACCAGATTTATGGTATTTTCACAGGAAAACAACCGCGAAATCACAAACCTACTGTTTGAGATCAATCGCGAAATGAAACTCAGACATTACGGTTGGGGACTCTATGTCGCGTCAAAAATCCTCCTCATGCTTCTGGCGATCAGCCGTATTGCCAGCATGAAGAAAAACGCACTTCCCTCCCGCGAAAAAAACATATGCATTCAACCCGCGCTGAATTATATTAAAATTAACTATGCGGAACCGATTTATCTTCATCTTTTAAGTGAACTGTGCCACATGAGTCAGGCAACTTTCGGTAGAAAATTCAAGCAGATCATGGGCACAACGCCCTTGGACTATATACACACCATACGCGTTCAGCGCGCATGCGTTTTGCTCAGGAGTTCTAACATGTCCATTCTTGAAATCTCGCTCGCTGTTGGTTTCGTGTCCATATCCTCATTCAACAGACAATTTCGCGCTGTTAAAGGCGTTACGCCGAATCAATACAGAATCATGGCGCCGGAGAGTCAGCTAACCGATTTTCCGCTGGATTGACGAATGATACTAATTGTCAGCAGATTGTCTGAAACATGATGGCAATCCCGAAAATTCATTTTAAAACCGGGCGCGTCAACATAAACCCGGGCCAGCGTATCGCAAAATCGCAGATAAAAATCCACGTCTTGCCAACAATGGCCCGACGTGGTTTTTTCTAAAACATATGAGTTCATTTCTCAAGCTTATAAAAAGGATTTACGCGCAAAGCTTGACAGGCTCGCGTAAATCCACGTAAACCACAAGAGCGTTAACCCCTGCCGTCAACGCCTTAATAATATCAAACGAACGGCAGGAAGTCAACAAAACTCTATATAAATAGCAATCTAAATGGAATAATGAAGAAAAAACAGAGGAAATACAATGAAACATTACAGAACCGCCCATATCGCCGGAACAACCTCTGATTTCTATAATATTGTTTTGTAAGCAGTAGATTACGCAGTAGACTACGCAGTAGACGATTTCAAGACACTTGTACACGCAACAGTCTTGTGGGTAATAGAGTGGGTAGTAGAGTATGTAGTAGAGTATGTAGTAGAAGAATTCAACACACTTTAACACGCTTTAAAAACAACAACATGCACAAAAAATGCACGAAATACGGCCTGCATTTCGTGCATTTTGATCGAGGTGACAGGATTTGAACCTGCGACCTTTTGGTCCCGAAGCCCGACACCACAATTGTATATTTCGCAGAAATGAGGCTGTTTTGATGAATATTTCTGCTTGAAAAAAATTCAAGCGCATAAACAATCGAGGCGTTTGTGCTACTACCACATTTTTACCACAGAACACGCAAAATTAAGGCTGTTCTTCCCCTTCTTCGATGGAAAACGGGAGGGGCTGCAACATCCGCTTGTCTACCCAACTGTCCAAGTACTTGACCATCTGGTTGCGAGATGCGTCTTCCTTCTCGTGCGAAAGATGAGTATACAATTCGAGGGTCATTCGGATGTCGGCATGTCCGAGGAAATATTGCGCGGCCTTCACAGGGACTCCGGCATCGTATAGTGCTGTGGCGTATGTGTGTCTGAGGTCGTGAGCCGAGAAAGAGAAGTGCTTCCTGTCAGGGGGAAGCGTTTTTTCTTTCTCGGCTTTTTTTCGTTCAAGGTCGGTTCTGCGTCCCGGCCGCAATGGAGGCTCGCCGTTGAGGATCCGTTCGAGAACATTGCAGAATGTTTCGAGTCCACGCGACACCGCACTCTCTGTCAAGAGCTTCCCTTTCGCAGAGCGACACACAACTCCCTCTCGTTGATCCTCCGGCACAGACATCAGGGCGAAGTACAACGTCTGGCAGATTGGAATGATGCGAAGCCCAGCATCCGTCTTTGCTCTTTGCTCGATGGTGGTTCTGTTTGATTGGATGACGGCGACCTCGCACACCTTGAGCGTCCGCTTCTCCAAGTCGATGTTGTTCCAGTTCAGCGCCATCATTTCGCCACGGCGCAATCCACATAGGAGCATGAGCAAAACCCACAGGCCGGCGCGAGTCGCCTCATTGTCCCAATTGGCGAGGATGTGCTCGACCTCCCATCGCTCCAACGCTCGATGGCTGCCTTTTACGTAGGTCGGCAAGATAAGATCCTCAGCAGGATTCTCCGAGATGATCTTGTTCTTCCTTGCCCTCTCGAATACACGCTTCATGGCTTGGCGGTATTTATCCAACGTCGAGTAGCTTTTCCCTGAAAGCTCATTCAAGGCTTTTTGAAGATCGTTCTCCCGGACATCGACGACGCGCATCTTGCCAAGCCTTTTGACGAGGCGGTTGTAAGGAACGTCGTCCAGTTTCAAATAGGCCTCATTGACGCGAGTGCGGTACGTTTGCTTGAAGATCGAAACCCACTCGGCGACCGTGATATCTGGGTCGAAGGTGGATCCAGCGGCACGCTGAAGCTTGAAGGCGTCTCGCTTGCGTTCTGCTTCCGCCCTTGAATGACCGTAAAAGTATTTGCGGTCAGGGCGACCATCAGGCTTATAGCCGATTTGGAGCGATACCTGTATGAGCCCGTCAGGGCGCTCGCCCTTTCGCTTGCGTTTAGGTTTATCGGCCATGAAGTCACCGCCTATTCTACGAGCAGTCGATATGCGCCATTAAAATCCGTGCTCCTGTTGGAGATTGATTCGATAATGCCAGTGTAGTCTAACGAATATGTTTTCATACGATAATCGTCAATGGGACTGCGGCTTGTTACAGCGAAGGTTCCATCCTTGTAAACTGCAACGCACTCATCAAAACCAACACGGGTGTAGTATGGAGCCGTACCAAGCGTGTCAGTCAGAAGCAAGAATTCAACAACACAGAGCATGTTCTCAAAGTATTTAGATTCAGCGGCTTCATCGGTGATATACACCACCTGAGTCCAGACAATTTCCAAATAGCCCTCTTTGCTGGTTCCGGGCTTTTTCTCGTAGTGTTCCACCTTCCAATGATCGAGCAACACATCAATGGCTTGCGAAACAATCTCATCTTCCTCAACTGCGGCCATAGCAGCCTGCAACTGCTCCTGATATGCTAATAGTTCGTCGAGGGTCATTCCGTCAAAGTTGGGCTGCTCGGCAAATGCGCAGCAACAACTAAGAGAAAAGAGCAAGACCAAAGCGATGAGCTTTTTCATTCAGAAGTCCTCCTTTCAACACGGTACGTTTCTCCGTCTGGAACGAGGATGATTCCTCGATATTCTTGCAGGATCCATTTGGTCACAAACTCATCGTAGTTGTCAATCAAGTATTGGCGAAGTTCTGCGACGGTTAGTTTTCCACAGTTGTCCACAAGATTGTGGACATGTTGAGCGCAATCCTTGCGCCATTCCAGCGTTGCCATCCGAAGCGTGCGCTCCGATGGTTCTATGTCCGAACAGGTTTGGTATTGATCGGCAGCCTCGTCCCATTGTCCGTTGCGCATGTATTGTTCTGCAACCGAGTCGCACTCATCCAATGGAATTTGCCCACCGTAAACAATAACCATGTATGAGGATGAACCACACGAAGGACAGGGCAGCTCATCCATTGCATGTTGCAAAGAAACGCTGGTTCTACATTGAGTACACCATGCGCTTTCCATAAGCATTCCTCCTTGTATGCTTGCGTATTGCATAAGCATTGCATGAGCAATGCACAAGCATGATTTTAGCATTGCTTGGAAATGCCAATATAAAAGTAAAAGTAAATATATAGATCTAGTACAGTATATTCTATATATCTCTTTATTCCTGAGTAGTATTACTTAATATATAGCACTCACCCCATCGAAGCCTCGCCAGCTCCAATGCCGACATCCCCCTTTGTTGATGCGGCTCTCCGCTCAGAAATAGCAGTGTTCATGACGACAATCTGGCTCTCCCAAGAAAGTTCACGCAAAACAGCGATGAACTTTCTTTCTGTTTCGTCGAGGTGGATATATCCATCGGGAATGACTTCCTGAACATGGATGACCGGCGAGGCTTCGCCTCCGAGAAGTTCTTCGGGCGAGACGCCGAGCAGTTGGCAGATCGGGAGAATGTGCTGGGACGGGATGCTGTCGCTGTTGCAGTTGATCCAAGTATTGACTGTCGAGGGAGTTAAGCCACAGGCCTGAGCCACGGCTTTTTGAGTGATGCCCTTTTCCTTGATGATGGAGGCAATGCGAGCAGATACGGTCATTTGAATCCTTCCTTTCAAAAATTCGAGATGATTAACAAAATAAATTTGGAAAATTGAAAATATCGTATTGACAAATTAAACAAACCGTATTAGAATATAGCCATAAAGCCGAGGCGATGAACAGAAAATACGGTTAATCGTATTTCTCGACATTTCCCGAATGGCAGCCTCGGATTTATAAGCAATGCCGTTTTGTGGCGAATGATCCACCGTATTCTATTCTACCACAAAATAAGCAACTAAACAATAGTTTAGAAAGGAGCGAAGTCAATGGCTGACAAGGAAACGAACAACCGGCTGCGCGACAGAACGTGGCTCGAACGGGCACGCCTCATCAAGGGCTGTTCCCAGAAGGAAGTTGCAGAGGCTGCCGGATGTTCGGAAGTATTCTACAACCGCATCGAGAAGGGCGTGCAGATGCCCAACGTGGTCATGGGGCTGCGTATTACTGATTTCCTCGGAATCGATGCACACAACTTCCTGACGGAAAAGGCGTTCACGCAGTAAGGGGGACCGCGAATGATAAGCAATCGAATCAAGGTTCTCCTTGCCGAGAGAAACATTTCTGCGAAAGCGCTCGCGGATGGGATGGCCGATTGCTGCAACGCCGCAATGATGTCGTACATCGCAAACGGGAAGGTTCTTCCGACACGAGAGGTGCTGAACAGAATGTGCCTCATTCTCGGTTGTAAATCGACCGACCTGTATGATGCCAAGGACATCGACCTCCTTTCCGATGGCGCTGAATCAGTTGCTCCCAGCGTTCCGGCAGAGCAGTTTCTTACTCCGGTGGAAGTTGAAACGCTCAATGCCGCAATCAAAGCCCTTGATTACAGGGATCTGGGAGAATGGGTGCGAGAGATGCGCAGGCTGACGCTGTTGCAATATCACGGCGTCGTCAAGAAAGGTGCAATCAATCTATCCGAGGTTATTCTACCTGAGAGTGAGGGCGAGTAGTATGGCGGTATTTGCAGGACGCGACTTGAAAAAGTGGCGAGAAGCGCAAGGAATGAGCGCCGCCGACCTCGCAGAACGCATATCCTGCGATACGACAACGATTTACCGCTACGAAAGTGGTAAATTGAAGCCCGATCCGAACGTCATGTTCGAGATATGCGAGGCGCTCGGAGACATAGACCGCTGGACTACATGGATGCGGACTGAATATCCGACGAGTTACGGGAGGATTCACCCGGAAACGGCCAGTTACACCCTTGCCGGAGCGCTGATGTCGATGTTTGCCGAAATCGGTGATGTCATCGAGATTGAACGCGAAGCCCTGCGCGATGGCGCAGACGGAAAAATCAATGATCCGGAGCTTTCTCAGAAGCTCCAAAAGGAAGTCACCGAGATGATCCAAAGCGCCCAGCGAGTCAAAAGTCTGGTCGCCAAGGGAAGCGATCCACAGAATTGAGGTGATTACGAATGCCAGCTCCCAAGCGGAGGTTTTACAGCACGAAGGACATCATGGAAATTCTCGGCATCAGTAAGTCGAAGGCCAACGCCCTCATGCACATGTTCGAGTACCAAGGCAAGCTGTTCCGTGATGGTCGCCTCATGCGGGTCGAAATTGGAGTGTTCGAAGAATGGCTCCAAGACAGTGTATCTCCTGCGCGATGACGAGATAGCGCGTGCCGCCAGATGGCGAGAAGATAAGAGCTGATGCTCAATACAGGAGGATGACGAATAATGTCTGAACACAGAAGGAATGCAGCGACTGTCATGATGCTCAAAAGCCATGGCGAAGAAAGACTTCGGCAGGCGATTGCTCAAGGGCTTGTGCGCGAAGATCTGATGGCTGATTTTAACGAGGTGCTTGCTCAGGTGGATTCCCTGAAGAATGAGCTCCATTTCGCGCAGTTGAGCCTTGCAGATGCTCAAAAGGCGCTCGCCCACTTCAAAGAGGTTTACAACGACGCGTTGCGAGCCAAGCAGCGTGAAGATGCGCGAGTCGAAAAGTTCAACAACATCAAGCTTTTCGCATTGCTCTTCGGTTCGATGTTCGCAATCATCCTCGTGTGCATGATGATCTGCCGACTGATTTTCGGCTGACAATAAAAATAGCAAAGGAAGGGTACTACAATGGCAATTCAGATTCAGGATTTTGCAAAGGACTTTGTGAAGGATTTCACCGGCGAGGTTGATGCAGCCCTTATTGTGGCAGTTGATGGCGGTCGTTCCGCTGTTTCTCTTTCTGGCATTGATGATCTCGGTATCGCGCCCAAGACCGTGCAGTTGGTCGATGCGATGTGTATGGTGCTGGAAGAAAAGCTGGCAATCACCAAGATGCTCCGCGATAAGATGCGCGAGGATGGCGTTCTTCGCTCCACTTCCGAAACTCGCCGCGAGGCCATCATCGATGATGATGACGAGGAGGACGACGGCGACGAGGAAAACAAGGAGTCTTCCGACGTTGAGGCTGAGGAGCTTCTCGGAGCCCTGTTCAAGGGCATCGGCGAAATCATTGGGAGGGAGGCACGGAAACATGCGGATGACCATTGAGCGAATGCTCATCTCCAACTTCAAGGGCACTCGCGAGCTGGTTCTTGAATTTGGAGAGACCACCCGAATCCGGGGCATGAACGGTACTGGAAAGTCCACCATCCCTGATGCGTTCATGTGGGTGCTGTTCAATAAGGACAGCCACGGCAATGCTCCCGGCTCTGATAATTTCCGCGAAAAGCCCCTCGACGAGGACGGCAAGGAAGTCCACAACCTTGATACGACGGTTGAGCTGTATTGCAAGCTGGATGGCCAGCCTTTCAACCTTCGTCGAACCCAGCGAGAAAAATGGGTCAAGAAGCGTGGAAATGCCGAAGCGGTGTTTCAGGGCAACGAGTCCACTTACTGGATCAATGAGGTGGAAACCAAGCTGTCTGATTTCAAGGCTCGAATTGCCATGATCACCAGCGAAGAAGTGTTCCGCCTGATCGCCTCCCTGTCCGCTTTCAACCAGATTGAGTGGAAAAAGCGCCGGCAGCAGCTCCTTGAAATGTCCGGGACGGATGTTGACGGAGAACTGCTCCTTCGCCCTGAATACCGCCCCATCGCAGATGAAGCCGGTCAGAGGAACATCGCGGTTGATGATCTCCGCAAGGTTCTCACAGACCAGCGCAAGCGCATGAACGATGAACTCCGCATGATTCCCGTTCGGATTGATGAAGCCAAACGCGCTATGCCGGAGGTTGATCCTCAGAAGATCCGCGATGCTGAGTATATCGTCAAGGATTCCGAGGAGGACATCGAACGAATCAGTGGCTATATCGCTGCTGCAAGGGAGCAGGGCGGCGCCGGAGCGAACCGGCAACAGCTCCTCGCCCTCGAAACGGAGCTTGTGTCTTTGAAGCGACAGGCCGTGGATGCTCATGCAGCCTATAAGCGTCTCCTTCAGACGGAAGCGGATGCTGCAAGCACGGTTTTCAGAAGTGCGTCTGCCCGATTGGCACAGGCAAAGCAGGATTACGAGGTTTGCCACAGCCAGTTCGTCCAAGCGGAAGCGTTTCGCAATTCCTTGCGCCAGTCGTTCACGGAACGCCGCGACGAAGTTATTCAGGTCGGCTCTGTTTGCCCGACGTGCGGACAGGAACTTCCTGAATCCGAGGTAGAAGCTGCCAGAGCCAAGGCGAATGAGGCCAAAAAGGCAGACCTTGCAGCGATCAAACAGCGAGGCGTGAAAGCTGCCGAGGAAGTCGAAGCCCTCTCTGCCAAAGCAGCGACTCTTGCAGCCGATGTTGAAGCTCTCAAAACGGAGGTAGACATCGCCATGAAGGAAAGGGACGAAGCGTATGCGCGTTTGCAGTCCTTGCCTGATGTCGATTACAGCGCCTCGCCTCGAATCATGGAAGTCGAGCAGCAGCTTGCCGAGCTGAAACAGGAGTTCAAGACTTCGCCCGATGAAAAGATTCGCGGATATGAGGATCGGAAAAAGGAACTGCAAGCCATTGTGACTCGGAACAGGCTTGTCCTCGCTCAGAGAGATGCAGCCGAGAAATCCGCAGAGCGCATCCGGGAGCTGACCGCCAGCCAGCAGGAGCTTGGTGCAAGGATCGCAGAGGTTGAAAATCTGATCGTACTTGTGGAAAAGTTCGTGCAGGATCGTTGCGGAGCTTTGGAAGCATCCATCAACGCGCAGTTTCCCACGGTTCGGTGGAAGCTGTTCGACATCCAGATCAACGGCGGCATTGTGGATGTATGCACCTGTATGATTCCCTGCGGGGACAGGCTGGTGGCTTACGAGTGCGCCAATACGGCTGCACAGGTAAATGCCGACATCGAAATTATCAATGTTCTGTCCCGGCATTACGATTTGCAGCTTCCGCTTTTTGTGGATAATTCCGAGCGAGTGAATGCTCTCGCACCTACGGAATCCCAGCTTATTACCTTGTCCGTTTCGACGGATGAAAAACTGAAAGTAGAGTACGGGGAGGCGATCTAAATGGCTGATACTCAGATGGCGAATATTCAGACCAACACCTTGGCGAAGTTGAAGGGGATCCTCAACAACGACACCATGAAGCAGAATTTTCAGAACATCCTCGCGGAAAATGCCGGGGCGTTCATGGCATCCATTATCGAGCTGTGGCAGAGCAACAAGAGCTTGCAGAACTGCAATCCGAACGCGGTGGTTCTCGAAGCGCTGAAAGCGGCAACCTTGAAGCTGCCTATCAATGCGAATCTCGGATTCGCCTATATCATCCCTTACGGCAACGTTCCCTCTTTCCAGATGGGCTACAAGGGATATATCCAGCTTGCGCAGCGTAGCGGCCAGTACCGCTTCATCAATGCGGATATGGTGTACGAGGGCGAAAAGGTCTCCTACAACCGCATCACGGGCATGATGGAAATCACCGGCGAAGCAACATCCGATACGCCGATTGGCTATTTCGCATATTTCCAGCTCCTGAATGGCTTTGAAAAGTGCGTGTACTGGACCCGCGAAAAGGTTGAGGCACACGCCAAGCGCTACAGCAAGGCGTGGAAGAAAGCTGACAGCCCGTGGCACACCAATTTCGATTCTATGGCGCTCAAAACCGTCATCAAGAACATCATTTCCAAGTACGGCGTGATGTCCATCGAGTTTGCAGATGCCGTGGCAGCAGACAATTTTGATGAGCGCATCGAAGCCGAGATCAATGAAAATGCGAATACCACCCCGATTGTTTTGCCTGAGAGCAATTATCAGGCGGCAGAGACCGATAACGGGGAAGATATGGAGCCCGGTTTCTGATGCGGCTCTACGTGGCAGCTACGGGGTCTGCGGCGAATTGCTATATCCTCGATGCAGGGGACGAAGCACTCATCCTTGATGCAGGGCTACCCATGCGGAAGGTCATCCCCTATGTGAGGGACTTCCGAAAGGTTGCCGGATGCCTCATCACCCACGAGCATGGCGATCATGCTCGTGGGGTGTGTGAGATGATCCACAGAGGGGTCAAGACCTATGGCAGCGCCGGAACGATGAAAGCCCTCAACGACAATATCCTTTTAACGCTTTTCAACGTCTTGCAGCCCATGAAGATGGTGCGGGTCGGAGGATTTTCCGTTCTGCCATTTGGAACGCAGCACGACGCAACAGAACCGTTTGGCTACCTCGTTCGGTACGACCCAACCGGTGAAACCGTAGTCTACGCTACTGACACGTACTACCTGAAATACACCTTCCCCGGTGTTCATTACTGGATCATCGAGTGCAATTATTGCGAGGAGATTCTGGACGAGGAGGTCAACGGCGGGAAGCTCGATGCAGGATTGCGAAAGCGCCTCATCGAGAGCCATATGTCTCTGCGGCGGCTGAAAGAAGCCTTTGCAGCAAATGATCTTTCCAAGTCGATCAAGATTGTACTCGTTCACCTGTCCGATTCTCGGAGCGACGAGAAAAGAATGATTCAGGAAATACAGGACACAACGGGCGTAGAAACCGTTGCCGCTTCAAACGGGATGTGCATCCACCTTGACCTCGTCCCGTTTTGATAAATACGCAAGGAAAGGAGCAAAAACGATATGCAACAGCAGAGACCGATTAAAAGCCTGAGCGAGCTGATGGACGGTGGTGTTGAGGAACGATTCAATGCTGCCCTGATGGAAGTCTGGGAAAATGTGTACGACCCGAACACCGACCCGAAGCGCGTGCGGGAGGTCAATCTGAAAATCAAGATCACGCCCAACGAGCGCCGCGACTCTTGCGATTTCCGCGTGAGCGTCGTTCCGAAGTTGGCGCCGAAGGTCGATCTCACCCAGACCGTTATGCTGAGTTTGTCCACGGATGGATCCGTCGTCGCGACGGAACGCACGAGTCAGGTTCCCGGCCAGATCGATATGACTGGGAATGAAGCACCGCTGCCGCAAACGATTGAGTTTGGCAGGCTGCGTGAATTGAAGTAACGAAAGGAGCTACCACAATGGCGAGCAATACTACCCCTGAAATCAAGAGCGCCGGCTTCTTTGGAGGCGCTACCGAGCTGGCAAAGTTCCTCGTGGAATACGGCGAGAAGTCTGAGCGCAGCGCAATGGAGAACCTTCAGAAGGTCATCGAGATTGATGGCCAGAAGTACGTCTGGAATCGCAACAACTGGTGCTGGAACGCAGTCAGGCCGACCACCTTCATCCCGGACGACCCGGTACATCCCGACACCTACGATTTCTTCACTCTCGATGGCATCATTGACTACATCCGCGAGAACGTGGAAGGTCTCATTCCTGAAAGCGGTGAGCGCCTGATCCTGCAGGTCGTTGACCACAAGACGGTTCGCCTGATGTCCCATCCTTCCGTGCACCACAAGAAGCGCCATGTCATTGCCGAGTGCCATGCTCACGTTCCCGATATTAAATTCGGCACTTATCTGGACACGGAGTATTTCAACACGATGCTGCTGTCCAATTTCATCGACACCCCGGCACGCGCCGAGCTGTTCAAAGTTGTCCAGTCGATGACCAAGGAACAGAACCTCAATACCACGGATGATGGCGTTTCTCAGGTCATCACCGTCAAGCAGGGTGTGTCGATGGCCGCGAATGTGGCATTCAAGAATCCTGTCCCTCTGATGCCGATGCGGACGTTTACTGAGGTGGATCAGCCGGAAAGCAATTTCACGCTGCGTGTCAACGACAATGCGCATTGTGCTCTGTATGAAGCTGATGGCGGCGCGTGGAAGAACGAGGCGGTTGGTGCGATCAAGGAATACTTGAAGAGCAACCTGTACGGCTATAACGTCGTAGTCATTGCGTAATTTTACCGCCGAGGGGAGATGCTTGTCCCCCCTCGGCATGGGATGGGGTGAGTAGATGAAGGCAGCATATTTCAGCCATGACGAGGACGCGCGAAACGACCCGAAAATGGTCAAGCTGCGGATGAAGTACGGCATCGAGGGTTACGGTTGCTATTTTGCCATCTTGGAGATGTTCAATGCGGACCCGAATCACTCGTTGGAGTATAACGCCGAGCAATTCGAAGCAGTAAGCTATGACCTTCGCTCAACCTTCGACATCAAGGAGTTTATCGACAGGTGCATTGAGATTGGGCTGTTTCAATGCGATAGCAATAGATTTTGGAGTGATTCTTTCAACAGAAGAATCGCGGAGATAGAAGAAAAGGCAAACATGCGAGTAAAAAAAGCAAGCAACGCCGCTGCTGCCAGATGGGGAAAACAGAAGAAGCCGGAAAAGAAACCTCCCGAAGATCCTTTCTCCCTTGATGGCATCGACCCTGAATGGGTCAGGGTGGTTCAGGCATACGAAAACAACCTTGGACTTTTCCCTGTTGGAACAGCCGGAGAACGCCTTATCAGCTACTACGAGGACATGGGCGCAGACGTGATGATTGAGGCAATCAAGGTGACGAACCTGAAAAATCCCAATAATCCGGCCACATACCTGAACGCGGTGCTGAAAAAGTGGGTCGAGCTTGGTGTTGATTCCTTGGAAAAGGCCAAAGCAGCTACTATGGATCATGGAAGAAAAACAGGCCAGAGACCAAATCAGGCAAACGCGACCGCCAAGACTGACCAGCAGATTATCCGTGGCGATTTCTATTGATTGGAGTGCGAAAACATGGCAAGCAACTATGTAGCAGACCAGCTCATGAAAGCAGGAACGACCAATTTTGCCTCGCAGGAGGCAGAAGAAAGCGTCCTCTATACCATGCTCACCAGCGGCAATGCTTCCTCGATCCTTACGGAAGTGAGCGAGAGCGATTTCTATTTCGATGAGCATGTGAAGCTGTTCAGGGCGATTCAGGTTGCGGCGGTGGAGCGCAAGAACGTGGATTTCGTCACGGTTGATGCTGCAATCGGAAAGCTGTTTCCTGATGAACAATCCCACCTGACGAGCGTTATGCTCGGTGCTGCCGGTGGTGGATATTTTACCAGCAACGTCGATGATTACATCGCCATTGTCAAGGAGCTGGCACAGCGCAGACAGACGATCAAAGCCATCGAGGAAGTTGCCGCACAGTTGAGGGATCCTCTTACTGACATGAGCGTAATCCTTGAAAAGCTTCGTGCGGAAAGCAGCAGAACCGCTTCCAGCAAGCACACATGGGAAAACATGACCGATGTCATGATTGCGACCTTTGAATATCTGGAAAAAAGATCAAAGGGAGACACCAAGGCCGTAACGACTGGCATTTCCAATGTGGATGCACTCGTCGGAGGTTTCTTTGGTGGAGAAATGACCGTCATCGGTGCGAGGCCGTCTGTTGGCAAGTCGGCATTTGGCGCCAATATCGCTATTGAGGCAGCCAAGAAGGGATTCAAGGTCGGTGTTGTTTCCCGTGAAATGACGGACATCCAGTTTGGCCAGCGAATGCTTGCGCGAGAAGGTTATATCGACGGCATGAAACTTCGCAGGGCTGAACTTGACGAGGAAGATTGGGTCAGCGTTGGTGAGTGTCTGAGCATCCTCGCCCCGCTCCCCATCACGTTTATGTTTTCGGTCAAAACCGTTGAGGACTTGAGACTGGAAGTACAGCGCAAAGTCGAAAAGGGCGAGCTGGACATGCTCATCGTGGACTATTTGCAGCTCATGCACTCGGCGAAGAAATTCAAAGAGGACTATCTGCGTGTGGGATATATCTCCAAAGCCCTGAAGGACATGGCGGTCGATTTTGATATTCCTGTCATCGCCCTCGCACAGGTCAACCGCGACACGGACGGGCAGATGCCGACCTTGAAATCGCTGCGTTCGTCCGGCGATATTGAGCAGGACGCGGATGGAGTCATCTTCCTTCACAGGCCGTCTGATGCGCACGATCCTTATGTGGATCCTCGCGACAAGGAATATTTCTCCATGTACGATGGCAAGGGATTGACCTATATCTGCATCGGTGTCGCAAAGCAGCGCCAAGGCGCGACCGGCAAGGCCTGTGTCCTCTTTGATTCGGCACATATGAGATACTACCCGATTGATCGTGGATCGGAAGAATAACGAAAGGATGTGGAGGCCTTGAACAAAGTTCATTTCGTAATCCGTGGAGAACCTACCGGGAAAGCAAGACCCAAGTTCAGCACGAGGGGGGGCTTTGTCAGGGCGGTAACTCCTGAAAAGACTGTCAATTATGAAAATCTCGTGCGCATGGAGTACGAAGCCCAATGTGGCGAGTTTTGCTTCCCGAAAGATGCTGCACTGGGTATGAGAATCACGGCATACAAGCCTATCCCGAAAAGCACCAGCAAAAAGAAGGTCATG